CGTCCCATTAATTAAAGATTCGTATTTGCACATGCCTTTAATGACTGGCCGCATGAGCCAATCAGACTCATCCGGCAAGCATCTAAAGTTTATTGAGGTTGCTTCTGCATGCTCGATGCCTTCATAAGCAACCCTTGAATAAAATTTCCCAAATTGACCCGAATAGTTGCGATTACTAGCGGCAATAATTGAGTCATATCGATATCATCAAACATAATTGTGTTATTGCGGCACACAACAGCACCTCCGCGTTTAGCAACGCTTAAACACTTAAAAATGATGTAATTGACATCTTCATCGGGCATTTGCGCGAAAGCTTCCATCAATGGGGATAATGAATCAGCTAAAGGCTGCAGATCGGTAAGATCCCCACTTTCACCACCATCAATCGAATCAATGGCCTTTGCCAAATCACCTTTGGCAACTTCTGCAATGATTGGCATCAACTTAGGCACAATGGGCGCAACTTTTCGAGATACGTGAAGCTGATCGACCGCATTTAAGCGGCCGATTGTGTATTCAATTCCATTAATTTCCATAGTAAAAAAGCCTTATTCGTATGTGCCTAATTTCATATCGACTTTGATTGAGTCGAATACCCATTCCACGATGCCACCATCTTTTGCATTCACGTAGTCTGGGACTTTCTTAAATGCACATTTGGTAGCTGTGTGGTTATCACCTGAACCTTCATGATTTAACGTGATTGTGTTTTTCCCCCACTTCACAGAATTGTTTTTCTGCAAGTTATAAAGATTCATTAACTTGGCATTAGTCGGTGAAGTTTTAAGAAAACGAATAGTGACTTGACCAGAATTGTCAGCATGTAATGAATGCATGCCCTCACCATCTGCGCCGATAGTCATAGTGTTTTTGTCTCCGGCCATAGCAAAGGTAATACCTTCATCTGAAATAGCCGCCCCATAACCTAAATCAATTACCGCGTCTGCACTCGTTAAAGTGCAATGGGTATCCATAAAAGAATATGTACTCATGAATTACTCCTTAGCGGTTTACGGCGACAAGAACGTCGGCAAAGTGAGTTGCGCCTGCTAGCTTGACAGCGATTTGAAATACTGGAGCTTTACGGGCTTCACGTTCAGACTGTGGCTGATCATCAAGACTATTAGCAAAGACATAATAGGCTTTTGTAAGGTAATCTCCAGTTTCCAGCACTCCGAAACTGTCCCCATTCCATCGACCAGGACCTAACAACGTATTGGTAACACCTTGCTCACATGCTGCTTCTAACACTGCGCACTGACGATTAACACCACTACCTAATTGCGAGATTTTAGTTGTACTGGTGTAGTAGAGATTAAATAAAGCTGTCTCTAAATGGTTCTGTAACCAATCTAGCCCGTGGATCTCGTCAAAGAATGTGCCATCTGTCATGACACCTTCCTGCAAAATTGCAGTATCGTTGTTATACCCAGCATAAACATTACAGTTAATAGCAGCTAATGCTTTAGCTTCGTCCGTGTCTAGATTTTCAGGGGCAATACCAGGAAGCTGCTTAAACTTCAAAGTAATTGTTGTGTTGGTTCCCAAGAAATTAACCGTAAATGCACGGCCAAACATTGAAGCAGCTGCATAAGGGTTATCACTTGAGAACAAAGTGAAGGTACGGCGATATTTCTTCTGCTTAAGCTTATAAGGGATACTGGTTGTATCAGTTGCACTTAAGCAATTTTCATTCTGGGATGTATAGCCGAATAAGCGTGAAGGATCTGCGGCTTCAATCAATGCTGCAACATCTAAAACTTCTTGTTCAGTAAGATTTGCAGCGATCATCAGACCGTACCATTTAAGAGATTTAAGGCAGGCTTGAACTACTGCCTGTGCAGTTTCAGCACCAGTACCTTCTTTGTGCCAGTAGCCAATATATAGCGTACGTGGCTTAGGCGACTGACTGAAATACGCTAAGGCTGCTTTGTATTCAGGATCGTCTACGCCGTAATCGTCACCAACTTCAGTGATACTTGAATACGCGCGCATACGTTCAATTGTATCGATTACACCGCTGGTAGTACCGAGAATTAATAGAGATCCAAACGAGCGCGGACCTGCCGCCAATGCAGCAAGACTAATGCTGACATTTACGACATTATTAACGGGCAATGTCATGTATTACTCCTGGTTAAATTTTATTGTTCCAGCATCCACAAATGACTTAACAGCAAACGTGCGTAATGTTTTCCGCTTAAAGACAGCGGTTAGGTCATATCGATGTACATACTGATTATTGAGAAAATCAGGCGCAGTGATGATCTCACCGGTACTGATAAATTTGATTTTTTGCGCTTTGAGCTGCGCGATGTTTTGCGGAATGCCTAGACCATCTTTGAGGACGTTTGCGATCGACTGGCCATGGTCGCCATAGAACGATAAAAACAGCGTCAATTCTTCATGTCGAATTGAATCCATTGTTTCGTCTTTTTGGTCGAAGTAAGGCCCATCATCAGGAATTATTGACTTTACGGCAAAGGCACACCAATCTTCACCAACGGCGGGAAATGGTGGAGGCTCGGTTTGAAAACGTGGCCGAACCATATCACCTGGTAAAGAAGTAATCCCGACAATGAAAGCTTGAAAGATGTCCTCTAGGTTCTGGTCATAAGCAGATCCGCCGCCAGGGGTGATATATCCCCCTGTAGCAGAATCACCCATGATTTACCCCAGTGGTTTAAGCTCGCAAATAGCTTTTATAAAACCTTGGCCATAATGCAAATTATCCAGCACTTGAGAAACGATGTATGTTTTACCCTTCCATACAATCTCATCAGCTTTGGTGTTTTTATCACCAGCAATTAAGGCAAATTGCGTGTGAATGTTGATTGCACCTTTAATCAAAGTACCATCGGCACGGCGGTCCATCTTGATACCGTTATTTGTAGTAACGACACCATTAAAAGGGGTTGTTGTAGTCGTCTCTTGCGGCCGTCCATTATTTCCTACGATGACTTGTGTACGCTTGCAAATAATGCCCGTGTCCATAAAGTCCGGATCTAGGAGAACATCAGAAACATCAAGTTGAGCCACGTTTAATCTCCTTGTCCTTTTTCATGATTACGTAAGTAACCGACTTTCTCAGCTCACCCGTATCGATCAACGGCCGAACTAGGCCAGACTCAGCCGGACCAGTTTCAAGCTGCTTAAGATACTGCTTAGCGCCTTTACGTCCACGCCGTGCTCGAGCACGGATTGTTGCCAGAGATAGAGGAGCAAATACACCATTTACGAAGTAAGCCCGGACTGAATTCATTGCAATCATTCCAGCGGATTCAAGCAACATCATCATTCTTTGGCTATTACCAGCTAAAGCAGCATCAACCGCTTTAACGAGCTTATCGCCTACCGGTTCTTGAACTTCTTCAACACCCGGAACAAGAAATGGCCGCTCAGGTATGTTTTGAGAAGGTGAACCACCTTCCATAAGGTAGCCAATCTGCGCACTGGTTAGACCATCGCCATCAGTACGTGCTTCGCCGTGAGGAATACCAACTAGCACATCCATTTGGGATAATTCAGCGAAAGCTTGAAAGATATCAGTAAGACCCTTACCACTTGATTTTACACCGCTGCTCATAGTTGGATGCCTCCAGCGCCAGCCATCAGCAAGAACTGATAAAACTGAACTCCCCATGTGGTCTGGTTCCAGTGGCCAGCATCAGCGATTAGTACGCCAGAAACATCCATGGACTTTGAAACACCATCAACTGACTTAGATGTTTCATTTCCCACAATTTTTCCAGCTTCACCACCAATGCTTGCTGCACCCATCGCACGCTTATAAAGCGTGAGATAGTGAGCAATAAACAGTGTCAAACCATAATCAAGCGTATCCCCCCAACGTTCCTCACGAAGTAACTTTTTCCCAAGGTTTAAGTAGAAATTAAACTGAAATGATGGATATTGCGTTGTATCAGCAAACACCGGCATTTCTTCACGAAACGAGGATTCACTGATCATGGGTTAAGTTTCCTTTGGTGTATCTTTTTCTTTGGCTGGGGTTGCCTTGGCCAACTCAGCTTTTAACTTAGAGATCTCAGCATCACGCTCTTTAATCACCTTTTGAGCTTGATCAAGGGCATCTTTTGATTCGGCCGCTTGAGTCTGAAGATCCTTAGCAGATTGGATCTTCAGATTGGCGATTTCAGCATCACGCTCCTTAATAGTCCCTTCAAGTTGTCCGATCTTCTTTGTAGCTGCATCAGACTGCGTTTGAAGAATGCTTAATTCTTCATTCGCTATTTCCAATTGTTTTTGAAGTTCACCAGTTTGGATATCGTTATTAGAAATCTCTTGGCAATGCGCTTTAACAAACCAGTTTTCTGCAATTTCTGCATCAACTTGCTGTAAACCTGCCGCTAGTTTATGTGTAATAGCCTGGCCATTTCCATCAGTGCCAAGATTTACTGTCAGTGGACGAGAAAGAAGAATTTGTACTTGTTTGCTCATGATTAATTCTCCTTATAGACCATCTGCATAGAACGCTGTTTCAGGATAGATCCATTCAATTGCACCTAAACGACCATAGTAGGTAGTTAATTGACGTAGATCTCGGTACTCAACTGGAGTGCGTTGCAAAGGAACCATTGGGAAGCGAACACGGCTTTCACTTTGCGTATAACACATCATACGGTCAGTACCCGCCGTACCTCGTTCCATGCACCATTTAGAAGGCTGGATGTCTAATGGCTTGCCGTTTTTAGCATTAGAAATACAGTTGACTTTGATATATTCCAAAACTGAAATATTGCCAGCTTCTGAAACTTTGCGAGTTACCGCTAAGCCAAACTGTTCAGGTGGTAATAACAATTTAGAAGGACATACAGCGAAACCTGAAGCGATCCATGCGTTATATAAAATCAAGTTCACATCGGCTAGCATTTCATCTGCTGTTGCCAACTTCCAGCTCTTATTAACGTTTGTAGCCCCTACCTTGTCAGAGTTCAAAAGACCTTGAACACCGATCACTTCGTCACCGATATAGACTTGCTCATCGGTATCCATATTGTGCTTAAGGATTAAACCACTGTGTTTTAAGGCATCAACTGGACGACCAGCTTGACGAGCAGATTCTAACTCTGGAATGGTCCAGCCAATTTGGTTAGCCCAAAGAGTTAAAGGCAGTGCGGTTTTACCGATATCTAACGCGATACCTTGGATAGCATCTGCATTTTTACCAACCCAAGATTTACCTTGAGGTGAAGCACCTCCAGCTGCTGCAAAGGTGGCATTTGAGAAACTTGAAATCTCATCTGCAATTGATACATCAGACCGTAAGTCAACATCGCGTCCCCAGGTAACATCCACTAAGGGCTCATGCATTGTTTGATCAAGACGCTCTAATTCACCGACCATGAAAGCACCGGAGCTATCAATTGTTCGTGAATCAAAAGTCATCATATGGTCACGAGTACGTGCGCGTACTGGTGTTGCTGTCCCCATGGCCAAAGCTTGAGCCATAGTGTTCGCAATTAATAGCTTACTCATATTGTCTTTTCTCCAGGCACAAAAAAACCACCTAATCGGTGGCCGTGCTGTTCAATAATTTTTAAATGTTAAATGAGATTTCTACGTTGCCTTGCGCATCTGCATCATGCATAAAGAATGCATTCGGTAAGATAATGCTGTTTGCTCCATCTGCTGCGGCTTCAACACCTCCAACCGGTTTAGCTTCAGTACCAGCAGCGATACGTACATAAACCGTGCCCGCTTTCTTAGCTGTACCTGCATTACATTTCACCGTCATATAGCCACGGCGTAAAACATCTTGAATGCCGTTAGGTAGAGGCGTTGCTTTACCAAGTTCGTTTTGTGCAGATTGAGTTGGATATGCACGTACCAACAAACCATAAATACTTGCTGCTGTATCTGCTCCAGCTAAGAGAACAAATTTACCTGTAGCAGTATCAATCTTCCCAAACAAACCAAATGCAGAGAATTGCGCCCCTACTGGATGTGATTCGATAGTTGATTGGCTTTTACGAGAGACATCACCAGGAATGCCACTCGGCATGCGATATAAAAATGCATTAGACATAATTCTTATCCTTGCTTGTTCCAGAATTCACGGTTGCGTTTATTAATTTCGGCTGGCGTTGGAGCTGCTCGGCCAAAATCAGTGGTTTTAATTCCAGAACGAATACCCTTTGCATTGTTCTGTTGTTTGATGAGTTCCGATGCTCCAGCAAATGCAGCATCAATGGTGTGGCTTGGCAAGTTATCAAAATCAGGGTTTTGACCAACAAAAGGGGTAATAGCTTTCTGACCATCTTCAGTAGCAAATGCCGTTTTAAGTACTGCGCGTTTAGTATTTAAAACAGATTTACCATTGTTCGCACTGTCGAAGGTAGGCATGCGATAACCAGGCGAAAGAATTTCGGCACGTGAAATGACTTCTTTTAATGAGTCACCGGTATAAGTTTGCGTACCAGATTCATCAAGTTTTTTAGCTGGCTCTGGATCAGTTAAATCACCGTCATCCTTTGTCTTATTTTCCGGATCGTCGTCTTCATCTTCCGTTTTCTTTTCAGGATCATCACTATCTTTGGTTTTCTTTTCTAACTTAACCAGTCGAGAATCCATTGTTTTGAGCATTTTGAGGATTTCACGATTCATAGCGGCATCACTAGTTTTGCCTTTATCGTCATCTTCTGGTTCTTCGTCTTCTGTCGGAAGATCCAAATCCTCATCTTCTACAGCTTTAGCAATTTTTTCAGCTTCATCTGCATCACCAGTTTTCACCAAATTACGAATACGGTCAGCAAAACTGATTTTTTTCTTTTTGACCTTGGTCGTCATAAAACTATCTCCAATCGAGCAGCGAGAACCGCATCGCCCTTTATCAACTAATGCAATATGGTTAACTACAATATTGCTCTGAATCCCTTTGCCCGGGCTGACTTGTGTATATTCAGCATCGTAACCTAGAGAAATTTCTACCTTTCCTTTCTCCACTGCCTCAATGGTCGACTCATCCATAACTAACAAGTCAGCCATTAAATACTCTGCGTCTTCACCTTCACCTTGGTGAACGTTGTGAGTAGCTCCTTTTGATAGTAATTGCCAATTTTTAGGGCTTACCCAATCCTCAGGATGATCATCGGTTACGGGTTTACCTTCTGTGCTGGCAATGGTCGTGGGTGAAAATAAAACATCATCTCCACGGTAAACTTGAATCAATCCAGTGTTATCAGGTTCGATTGGCACCTCACCATGGCCATAGATTAAAATTCCAGTTCTGGCCAATCGAACATCACGGCAAAGTAAATAACCTTCTGGCGTAATTTCACGGGTACGGCCAATCTGTCCTGACGTAAAAATGTTGGACCGATCTACTGTTTTTTTGCCCTTAGCTTTTTTGCTTTTAAACATGGTTCACCTTTTTCAGGCATTAAAAAACCACCCGAAGGTGGCTGTGTTTGTAAACTGGATTGAATGAATGCCGAAATTCTTTTAATGCTTCTCTGAAATCATATTCATCAAATGCATAAACATCTTTAAAAAATACCTTTCCATATTTTTTAACGAACATTCTTCGTTTTTCGTACTGAACGGTTTTTACTCGCTTTCGATAAATTGGCTCTCCATGGCCACTTACAGCAGCTACTGGAGAATGTTCAATAAGATGAACGTAATCCATCGGTATACCTAGTGAAAACCTATAACCATCATGTGGACCACCAAAAATGGTAAAGAAAATTTGCATTTAAATATCCTCTGGAATAACTGGTTCAGCATAACAACGGCAGTTAGGTAAACACCCAGCATGTCCTTTTAAATTGTCCAATGTTGGCGGGTTGTCCCAAGCAACAAATTTCCCGTTCATAGCTTTATGGCTTGGCCGCACGTCACCATCTTCACTTGTGCGCCAGATATAACCCTCTGAACCTAGATTCTCGGCTCTAGCTTGAGTAAATACGCATGATGCTCGGCTAACCTCAGTACGTGCAATTGTGTTTGCTCTTGATCTTGTGACGCGGCCAGTTGCCATAATTAACCCGGCAATCTCACTTGAACGGTTGCCCTCAATTAACGATCGTGTAGAAAGGTCATGAATACGCTGAGCTGCATCTAACGGCAATGATTTAATAAGCCTTACCTGGTCATTTAGAAGCTGCTGATATACGGCACCAACTTCAGTATTCCGGATCTGTTCACGCACCCCACGGGAAAGATCTTGTGCATAGATGAGCCAAGTTTTCTCATCTCGCAATGCCACATCCGTAATGATTCGCCCTGCTGCATTCTGTGCCCAATGGTGGAGAGTATTGGCATACTCATTTAAAGAAGCTGCCATTAAAGGATAAGAGCGAGGGTCATTTACATCGAAGCCCTTAACGATAGTGTCGATATATCCTGCGATTTTTCTAAGCTGCTGGCTGTACCGCATCTCGGTCTTTCTCGCTAGGTTCGGTGTTATCCGATTTATTTGTGTCTTCATCATCTACACCTTCACCCGGTGGCGGTGGATCCTCACCATCAGCGTCTTTAATTTCTTCATCAGTGATGTGAGAGAAAACACCCGTAACTTCACTTGATTGGCGCAATTCTTTTAATGCAGTTGACCGCTTGATAAGTCCTGCTTCTTCAACTGCAATAACTGCCTCAGAAACACCTTTAGCAACATTAGCCTTCTTCTCATCATCTAATTGCCACAATGATGCAAATTTAAAACTAAATGAATCAGGTAAAGGCTTACCAAGTACAGACACATGCAACACGGCGTAGAGGATCTGCAAAGGCGTTCGTAAACGACCTTCTTGTTGCTGGTTAATATTGTCGTAATAGTTAGCTAGATCAGACTCACCTGTAGCATTTAAACCTGCGGGAGATTGACCAAATAAACGTACAAGCGGAATGCCTGTTGCACCTGAAATCTGTTGCCCAAATTGCAGCAAGATATTATCT